CACGATTCACATGCTCTCCTTCACGCCGCCGCGAATAGCTGCCATCTTTGCTAAAACTTCTAGGGAAGGGGCGACACAATTTCTGTCAGCCTCTTCCCTCAATCGGCGTTGCGTTTCCTCGTAATCTCGATTTTTAGGAACTGTTGTTCGGGCTATGTCAGCATTGATCTGAGCAAAAGATGACTTCGGAACAGACTGATTGCGAACCCAGTTTCTCCAAGTAGCCAACCAATCCAACTTCACGCCACCAGACCCAGCCTTTGCAACCCAGAAGTCTTTAAAAGAATCAAAGGTGTTTTGCAAGTTAAGGTCTGGGCGTTGCTGTGTGCAGAAGTCTGCCCATTCCTTGGAAAGAACAAAGTCTTGAGGCAAGCGCGAGCCGCGCTGCTTCTTCAATACTTGGTTCATTGTTATTGGTTCATTGTTATTGGTTGGTTGAACGTCCGTTGAACGGGAGTTGATCCGGCGTTCAGCTGATGCCTTGCCAGCCCTAGACGCCTGTTCAATTTTCCCCTTAAAGTGATAAATTTCCTTGTCGGCGCGGGTGTTTATCCAGCCATTCTCAGTTAGCTTAAAGAATTCCTGAAGCACCTCATGTACTTCTGCCTCGTGTTCTTTTAGACCAATCTGCCGTGCAACAGCCGCTAGACCGCTGTTCAACGGGCGTTCACTTAGATAGTAGGCATCAAGCAGCCGCCTGTAAGCAATGTCTTCAATGGGTGAAAGATGCCGTGTGTGGCTTACATAGTCACCAATGTTAAATTGATAGTAGTGCATGGCTTAACTCTGAGATTCTTCAGATTTGTTAATTTTTGCCACCGCTGTACGCCAATCACCCTTGCAAAACACCAACACATTTTGGTGGGTTTTCGCCATCTTTCTACCTGATTCAAATTGTTTGGTCACACGCATAGATGCAGAACCAACACTTGTTGCCAAAATAGCTTCGTTGTATAGCAATGCACCAGCTTGCTCAAAACCATCAATGGTTTCGCTTACAAAGTTTCTGTAAAAACCTTTTTTGTCCCTAAAGTCACCAACAACAAAACAAGCAAACGTGTCGTTTTTCATTTTTTGAACTGAACGCAAAATAATGCGTTTATATGCAGCTAAAAAGGTGTGCCACTCCATGTTAGAAAGGTCTTGGGGGTCATCGCTGTAAACTTCTAAATCGCCGTAAGGTGGGCATGAAAAAACCATGTCAGCATCAGGCGCAAAAGCGAGCATTTCCATGCTATCCCCACATACCCATTCAGGCTTAATGATTGTTTCGATTTCTTCGGCTTGTATTCGATTTGCTTCAATTTGCTCTAAACGCAAATCACACCCCCAATAGTTTCGACCTAAAGCACCAGCAACAATACCCCTCACACTACCACCCGCAAATGGATCAACAACTTGCCCTTTTTGTGGGCAAAACCATTTCATTGCAAGTTCACAAACAACGGGATCAAAAATGCTAGTCATGGATTCTTCACCATTGTCTAACTTTATGCCCAATCCTTTGCCATAAGTCATTCCCGCAGAACGTCCTATTTCACTATTTATGCCCAATGATTTCCATGCACGTTTGCGTTCTTGCCATTCGCCTTGTTTACTATCCAAAATAGTGAAAGGCGGGATTGTGAAACGTTGCGCGACAACGCCATTGGCTTTTGGCTTGATGATTTCACCAAACAAATCAACGCCAAATAAAGACACATTTTCCATAAATTTTTCTCCGCAAACTCCCTGAAAAAAACAACGGCAAGGGGGGAGTACCCTTTTCGGTTGGGGGATCAATCCCAACCTAGCCGTGTTTCAAAAAAATTATAGCTTATTAAACCACTCTGGCCTGATGACCATCAACTGATACATCCGGCCTTGTGGGAGAGCTGTCCATTGAAAGACCGCACCCCTGGTCACACCCAACAGCCTTGCCAACTTGGACTGTGAACCAGCTTTTTCAATCGCTTCTTGCTTTGTCATCCGTGCATTGTACTAGACAAACACAGTTGTTGTTTGCTAGGGAAAGTACCTATAAAATAATTTAAAAAAGTCTTGATGCATGTGCAGAACCCTATACAATACACTCATGCCCCAGCAATTCCGCAGGGGTCTTTTTAGGAAACCATCATGAGCAAACCAAACAAGACAGTCGGCAACTGGCGTAAAAAGGTGGGCTTTGCCCCGCGACCACCTAAACCGACAGACGCATTTGTCGAATGGATGTGCGCCAACCCAACGCGCTCTGCTGAGTTTGTGACTGTTGAGAAGGCGCGTGATGCCTTTGAAGCAGAGCAAAAAGCCACAGGAGCAACAACATACAACCCAGAGTTTCTGGGCGCACAACCAGCCCGTGCGGGTCAAGACTATTAAACCAAACGGGGCTTCGGCCCCGTCTTAGGGAAAGCACCTAGAAAATAACCCGAAAAGTGGGTTGCACCTGTGCAGAACTCTATACAATCACCGCATGCCCCAGCACTTCGCACGGGGTCTTTTTAGGAGATAGCATGACAACATTAAATCTCACCCCCATTGACCGCGTTAATTGCATAGTCACTTTTAACGTTCACCGCTTTGAGGTGTACCACGCCTGCGGGTGGCTGATGACCGCAGCTCAGACTAAAGCTGACCTTAAAGCTCAGTTGGCCGAGAACGGCATCACTAATGCCAAGTTTGATTCTGCTGCCCAGCGTAAATACTTGGCTGCATAAACTTAAAACAGGAGAACATCATGAAACAATATTTTTTCGTCAACAAATTGGAAGTCATAGAGACAGTGCGCCGCGCCATTCAGCACGGCATTAGTGACATGCACATTCTTAATTGCAGTGGCGATGCTTTTGGCTATCAGATCGACATGGACTTGACTTGCATTCTTACCGAACAAGAAGAAAAGTATGTCACCGAATTTGCGGATAAGTTGACAGGCCCGTTCACTGAGAGTTACTACAGCGATGAATACAACCCAGAGTTTCTGGGTGCGCAACCAGCCCGTGCTGGTCAAGACTATTAATTCAAACGGGGCTTCGGCCCTACTTTTAACAAATTTAGGAGCAATCATGAACATTCACTTTGACGAAATTATTGACGGGTTTCGCTACACCGGCCTAGCTGATCGAGAGCCAGCCGAGACAGCAACCGACCTAAGCCCAGGCTGGCCGGTCATTGTCACAGTCTACGCCCTGCACGTTGACGGGTCACACAAAGACTTTATGGACATCATCAATCCCGCAATTATTCAACGCATTGAAACAATGCTTTCGGAGGACGTATGAACGACTTAGCCACTCTCAAAAACATAGCCAAAAAACGCCACGACAACCCGCAAGAACGTCTGGCTTGCTATGTTGAACTTCTTGAGGCCCATATCGAAACCCAAAACGAGGTGATCGAGACATTTGAGCAAGAACTCAACATACTCACACTTGTACTTACACAGGAGAAATCATGAAGAACATTGCCAGCGCACTTGTCAAGGCTCAAAAAGCCTTTGCACCGGCCTTAAAAAACGCCGTAAACCCTCATTTCCGTTCCAAGTATGTTGACCTAGCATCTTGTGTGGACAGCGTTGTGGGGGCATTGAATGAGAACGGGATTTTTCTATTTCAAACGACAACAGAACATCCAGACGGGGTTATCTGTGAGACTAGTTTCCTACATGAATCAGGCGAGCGTTTGGACTGTGGAAAATTATTTTTCCCCGCACCTAAGCACGATCCCCAAGGCTTCATGTCATGTTTGACCTACATTCGTAGAGCCTCGCTGATGGCTGCTACAGGGCAAGCCCCTGAAGATGATGACGGCAACAGCGCCAGCCGCCGCCCAGAGGTTAAGACACCAGACATCACTGATCACCTGTTAGCAATTGAAGGCAGTGAGAGCAGTGAGGAGTTAGCAAAGATTTACAAAGACGCACTTGATGCCTGTGAAGGCAACCAGGCACTTCAGGCCAAAGTTATCGCGGCAAAAAAAGCACGGGTAGAACGCGCCAAACAGGTGAAATCATGAGCGAAGAACAAGGAACTGAAAGCTGGTTTGCCGACAGGCTGGGCAAAGTCACCGCCAGCCGTATAGCAGATGTCCTTGCTAAGACCAAAACGGGATACAGCGCCAGCCGCACCAATTACATAACTCAGTTGGTGTTGGAGCGCGTCACCCAGACCAGAGGCGAGTCTTACTCTAATGCCGCAATGCAATGGGGTACGGAGCAAGAACCATTTGCTAGAGCTGCATACGAGGCTCATACGGGACAGATGGTTGAAGAGGTGGGGTTTGTACCTCACCCCGACATTGAAGCCTCTGGAGCATCACCTGATGGCCTGGTGGGTGACGATGGAATGGTGGAGATCAAATGCCCATCATCCAGCACTGCATTGGAATGCTGGCTGTCTTACTCTCAGGGCGCAAATCCTGTTGATCCAAAATATTACGCACAGATGCAATGGCAGATGCGTTGCGCTGATCGCTCTTGGTGTGACTATGTTGTATTCGATCCAAGAATGCCAACGAAGGCACAGTTGTTTGTTTACAGAGTTGATCGTAATCCAGACTGGCTCAGAATCACCGAAGAAGAAGTCTTGAAGTTTTTGGCAGAAGTGGACGCCAAAGTTATCGCCCTTAAATCAATCATCGGAGAGTAAAAAATGTCAAAACTCCTTGCCGCAAAAGTCTGTAAAGACACTTATAACAAAGTAAGTCAAGATAGAGAAGATGCAACAAACGAAGCTGACAAAGCTCTTATTAGGGGTTTAGCAACCCTTACCAAAGCTCATGTCAAAGCATTGTTAGAAGTTGAATCTAAGGCGCAAAAAGGCTTTGATGAAGCCGACAGAGTTTTTCAAATAACTTTGTCGCAATTGTCAAGTCACTGCGAACTTCCCTAAACCATCACCATTAGCAAAATCAAAACAAAGGAATAATCATGTCAAAAGTAGTCAAAGAAATTTCGTGCATCGTTGGTGAATACCGCAACAGCGAGGGTCAGACAAAGAAGCGTTACCAGCGAATTGGGTCTGTTATTGACACAAAGAATGGCCCAATGCTCAAGATTGATGTGATCCCGTTGCGTGAAGGCGGGTGGGACGGATGGGCATACATGAATGACCCCAAGCCACAGGATCGGACACGGCAGACCGATCAGCCTGATGATGACATGAACTTTTGAGGTGGCTTATGAACAACGATGATCTTTTCAAGCGTATTTTTGGCACTCATCCCAAAAAACTTGTTCGCACAAATGACCCAGACACAAGTCATGCTGCCGCTAACTCTGTTAACACAACGGATTTAGAGCGGATGGTGTACGAGGCTATATGCAAATACCCAAATGGTTGCATTGTTGATGATGTTGAAAGAGAACTTGCGCCCTTACGCAGTAATTCAATTACCCCAAGGTTTGCTCCTTTAATACGCAAAGGTTTTATTGTCGATACAGGAGAACGCCGCTTGGCATCATCTGGCCGATCTCAACGCGTTGTTAAAGTTACGGAGACAAAATGATGCTCAAGTACCTATGGACAGAGCTAAAGCTGATGACAAAAACCGTGACGCCAGCACAGGCAATCGCGCATGAACTAATCCATGCCGAGCATGATCTGTTGAGGGCTGAGACAGGCGTTGAGTACGCGCAGTCAATGGTGACATACAACAAGAACAGGGTCAAGCGACTGAAGGCGTATCTAGCAGTAGACGAAACAAAGGAGATCGTATGACTACAGAAACAGGTGGGCAAGCATTCCCAGCGCATTTTGAATCCCATGACGGCATGAATTTGCGCGATTACTTTGCGGCTAAGGCTATGCAAGCAATATTGTCTGAAGATCCTGATTACCACCAAAAATACGAATTTCTTGATCTTGCAGATTTTTCATATCGATGCGCTGACGCTATGCTGAAAGAGAGGGGAAAATGATCAGGCAATGCGATGCAGGGGGCATCTGCGCCCATATCCCCCAATGTGATCACTTTTGCCACTTTACCAATGCGGAGAACGAACCTGAGACGCGCAAGATCAAGGCATATCCAATCGTGCCTGATGACATTGAGCCAGTGTCAGACCAATGGCACAAGATCGGCGCGTTCATGCTCTGGTGTATTTTTGTAGTGCTGGCAGTGATCTGCTTGGCGCTGTTCCTCACTGGCGTTTGGATATGGAGTTTGTTGATATGACAGAACAAGAATGGAAAGCCATGTTACTTGAAGACAAGATAGCAATAACCAATATCGTCATTGGGGTAGTCAGGAAATCTGGAAACATGTGTAGTAGGCCGCTGCGCTATCCTATTCGGCTCACGCCAGAGGCTGATTTATATGTTAAGGAAAAAAAGAAATGAAAGTTACTTTTGATAAGCTACCGAGTGAATGGATAGGCGTAAATGGGCCGTACTATTGGGCGAGGGCTGTGTCTGGTAAACAGGAATATGCTCATTGGCTTATGTCTTTAGAAAACTTACCTAAGTTCATTACCAAAGCAGAGCAAGCGTTAAAAGAGCAATGCTCAGAAGTGCTTTTCCACAACTCCTGGACAAAGAAAAGAGAGGAAATAATTGCAACCGCACCCGAGGCTTTTTACGGATTTCCTCATGGTGCGGCAAGTGCGCTAAACGCAAGCGGCAAATGCGTGACTGATGGAGAGACATCAACATGACCCACGGCGGCAAGAGAGCCGGTGCTGGCAGACCTCCCAAGGACATCTCAGCCAGCCGAGTCTATTCTTTGTACGATTCCGGTGTAGACATAAAAGAGATAGCGCGGCGGTTCAATGTCAGCGCTCCGGTGATCAGCAGATTGTTAAAGAAAAGGAGATGAAATGAGTACGCCACAAGAATATTGGGACGCATGTTTAATCCGAACATGGCGGCAATCTGGCTCTGTACTTGATGCCATTATGATGTTTAAAAGCATTACCAAAATTCAAATGGAGGATGTTGAGCCAAAGTTGTTAAGAATCCCAAAGGATGGTTTTCCTTGGAAAACTGGTGTTAAAGTTTTTATTGCAAGTCATCTGTCAAAAATAAGCAACCGCTTATGGAATCAACCCCCTGAGAAAGATGTTGCTCTTCTTAAAAAACTTAAAGACTCAAAGTACGACACTGAAAAAGACACAATACACGACACAGCGTTAATAACCGAAAGAAGCAAAACTTACAAAAATAAAAGAAAAATGGAGCTTCTCAGTAAGAAAATTTCAGAAAGAAACAGCACAACCGACTGGAATACGATGAAAACCCCAAGGCGCGGCGTGTACAGATAATTGGGCGTTTATGCGAAAGGCCGAGTCCCAGCGCGGTCAATGATCAGTGCCTGGCGGCGTGGCGTTGGGCTGATGCTGATGTGAGTCCAAGCGTCAAACTCACGGATAACCTGATCAAAGGGTAGGTCTGAGGCCACTAAAGCCCTCACCACGGCGTCTGGAGACATGCCTGGCACT